TATCAGCGGTGGTAAAATCCGCCTCCCCTGCAGGGGACGGTAAAAAAGGCTGATGCAGGCTGTCGCTGCTGAGGCTGGCGCGGAGCACGGTGCGGCTAACACCGCCGCGCAGCCGTTTTATCGTTTGTGGATTCCGCCCTGCCATACGTCGGCAGGGTTTTTATTTTTGTATGTGCATCGGTTGACGGCGGCGGCATACGCGCCCCGGCAATGGTTTTTCTGCCACCAAAACAGTGTGTTGATGAACCAAACGACGCTCCGCCAACCTATCCGGCCATCCAACACGCCGAGGCGGTAGGCGCGGACGGACAGGGTTTCAGACGGCCGGCCGCCCAGCACGGCGTTAATCAGTTGGTCGGCGGCAATGCCGACGGATTTGGCGTAAGCGGCTACTTTCAAATCCGCCATTTAATAACCCTCCACGTAAACAAGGATATCGACAGGCTCGCTATCGCTGCCGCGCGTGCGGGCCATGTCCAAATAAACTTTGTTTAAATTGCCCTCCTGTTTTCGGAGGTTCCAGGCTATTGCCTGCTCGGCCGCCTCATTGTTATAAGTAGACGACTGCTCCCGCTTTGTCGCCCGTATAACTTGTGCGCGCACTTCGAAAAGCCGCAGGATTTATCTGCCCATCTCGCCGTTTCACGCCCGTTTTTCAGCGGTTTTGACGGTTGGCTGCCTAATCCCGACCCCGTTTTGCGCAAAATGGGCAGGCAAATCTCCGTTTACCGCGAGCTGATGCGCGACCCATTAGTCGGCTCGCTGGTGCGCCGCCGAAAAGCCGCTGTCGCCCGCCTCGAATGGCGGCTTGAGGGCGACGACACCCCTAAAAATGTCCGGGATTTTGTCGATAGCTGGCTGGCCGAAACCGATGTTTACCGCCTTATTAAAGACGTTTTAAACGCCGTTTTTTACGGCTATCAACCCATCGAGCTGATTTGGCGTACCGATTCTGCATGGCTGCCTGAAAAAATCATCGCAAAGCCGCAAGAGTGGTTCGCCTTCAACGACGACGGCGAGCTGCGTTACATTCAAAACGGGCTGACCGATACCGTTCCCCCGCCTTATAAGTTCCTCTGCCCAACACACGAGGCAGATTATCTCAACCCCTACGGTTTGGGCGATTTGGGCTTGGTTTTTTGGCTGGTCACCTTCAAGCGCGGCGGCCTTAAATTCTGGATGCAATTCACCGAAAAGTACGGTGCGCCTTGGCTGATTGGTAAAGAGCCGCGTTCCAATACCCCGCAGGATACCGACAAGCTACTGGACGCGCTCGAAGCCTTGATCGGCAACAGCGTCGGCACCATCCCCAACGATTCCAGCGTCGAAATCCACGAGGCAAGCGGCAAGGCATCATCTATTGATGCCTACGACAAGCTCATCCGTTATTGCCGCTCCGAAATCAGCATTGCGCTGCTCGGACAAGATCAAACCACCGAAAAAGACAGTACCCACGCCAGCGCGACCGCAGGCTTGGAAGTAACGGACGACATCCGCGACAGCGACAAACGAATCGTGGAGACAACGTTCAATCAGTTGATAGAGTGGGTGGTAGAGATAAATTTCGGAGACGTTGCCCGCCCGAAATTCGTGCTGTTCGAAAATGAGGAAAGCGGCACCAGAGAGCGTGCCGAACGGGATAAGATGATGGTGGATGCCGGTGCCAAGTTCACCAACCAATACTGGCAGCGTACATACGGTTTGAGAGAGGGAGATTTGGTTGAGGATGTTCAAGCAATCCCGGAGGCAAAAGCTGCCGACTTCACCGAGGACGATTTGACAGACGCAGGTTTGGTCATCGACGGACTCGCCCCCGACACAGGCCGTCTGAATGAACAGGGCGAACGGCTGACTGCCATCCTAGTGTCCGAATTAAGGCAGGGCGAAACCGCCGAAAACCTGCTCGACCGTCTGTCCGCGGCCTATCCGAACATGGACGATACCGCCTTGCAAAACGAGTTGGCACGCCTGATTTTCCTCTCCGACTTGGTCGGCAGGATTGAAGTGGTACAGGAGCTGAAATCATGAACCCCGAAGAGATTAAAGCCGTCTTCGGCATGAAACCCGAAGCCGCCGTCGCCTATCTCAAGCAAAAAGGCATTGCCGTATCTTGGGACTGGCAGGATATGTTGGACGACGCGCACGCCACTGCCTTTACGGTGGCCAAAACCGCCAAAATGGATGTTCTCTCCGATATCTATTCCGCCGTCGTCGATGCCGCCGAACAAGGGCGGACACTGGAAGAGTTCAGCCGAGAACTCGCCCCCGTCTTACAACGCAAAGGCTGGTGGGGCAGGCAGGAAATTAAAAATCCCGAAGGCGAAACCCAAAGCGTACAGCTCGGCAGCCCCCACCGCCTGAAAACCATCTATCTGACCAATATGCAGTCAGCCTACATGGCAGGCCGCTACGCCGAAATGATGGACTCCATCGACACACACCCTTATTGGCAGTATGTCGCCATCAACGACAGCCGCACCCGCGAAACCCACCGTATGTTACACGGTCGCGTCTATGCAGCCGATGACCCGGTGTGGGACAGCCTGTATCCGCCCTTGGATTACCGCTGCCGCTGCCGGGTTCGCCCTCTGTCGCGCGGTATGGGTGAGAGCCGCGTTCAAGCCAGACCGACTCTTGAGTCCGTCACCGTCGATATAGGTTCAAACCCTTATACCGGGGAGGCACGCTATGCCCGGCGCACCGGCATCCGCATCAACAACAAATTTATCGCCCCCAATGCGGGCTTCAATGCCAACCAAGGCAAATCCATGTTGTCCCGCATGGCGCAAATTGCCGTGGAAAAGGCGCAGGCAACCCATCCGGATATCGCCCGGATTGCCATCAAAACCATGATGGCTAACCAGAAATTCAAAAACGCCCTAACCCCCGAATCGTTGGCATGGGTGCGCGAATTATTGAGGGGCTGACCATGCTTGAAATTAAATTAGACGCAGAGCGGCTCGACCACGGCTTGAATACGCTGCTCAAAAACGCCACCGACACCCGCGCCATGATGCGGGGCATCGCCACCGAGTTGCTGTCTATGACCGAAGAAAACTTCGAATCCGAAGGTTGGGGCGGACAGCGATGGAAACAAAGCCGGCGCGCCGCAGATGAGGGAGGCAAGACCCTGCAAAAAAGCGGGCAACTCGCCGCCCGCCTGACCACACAGGTCGGCAGCAACTATGCTCGCATCGGCAGCAACAAAAAATATGCCGCCATCCACCACCTCGGCGGTCAAGCAGGGCGCGGCCACAAAACCAACCTCCCAGCACGCCCCTATCTCCCCATCAACGGCAACAACCAACTCCAACCCGATGCCGAACGCAGAATCCTCGACATCGCCATCGCCGCCCTCAAAAAAGGACTCTGACAATAAAGAAACGGACGATAAAATGTCGTCCGTTTCTTGTTGCACTATTTGCAACTCCATTTCACTTTTTCCATCCCGCCCCATCCCCCATCATCCCACTTCTTCCCATTTATCTCATCATTCCTATATATTTATCTCATTGGGTTTCAAATTTAAGAGGCTGCAAGGCTTTCATTTCGCTATCCTTCTTTTATGGCGCATCACGATTGGGCACGGCGATAACTGCCACAATATGCGCCGTCTCTTGCTATAATCCGCCCGCACTGCCAATCAGGCCGTCTGAAGCCCACTTTCAGACGGCCTCCACCAAAGAAAAGACAAACCATGAGCCAATCCCCCTTGCTAGATACCGTCAATCTGCCGCGAGACCTGCGCCTGCTGGATAAGGCCGAACTGCCGCAACTGTGTGCCGAACTGCGCGCCTTCCTGCTCAAATCGGTATCGGCCACCGGCGGCCATTTCGCCAGCAACCTGGGCGCGGTCGAACTCACCGTTGCCCTGCATTATGTCTACAACACGCCGGAAGACCATCTGGTATGGGATGTCGGCCATCAAAGCTATCCGCACAAAATCCTGACCGGCCGTAAAAACCGCATGGACACGATGCGCCAATACGGCGGACTGGCCGGCTTCCCGAAACGCGGCGAGTCGGAATACGACGATTTCGGCGTGGGGCACTCGTCCACATCCATCGGCGCGGCTTTGGGCATGGCCGTGGCCGACAAACTGGCGGGGCGTGCCAACCGCAGTGTGGCCGTTATCGGCGACGGCGCGATGACGGCGGGTCAGGCCTTTGAAGCCTTAAACTGCGCGGGCGATATGCAGGACGTGGATTTGCTCGTGATTTTGAACGACAACGAAATGTCCATTTCGCCCAATGTCGGCGCGCTGCCCAAATATCTCGCCCGCAACGTGATGCGCGATATGCACGGCCTGCTCAGCACCATCAAGGCGCAGTCGGAAAAAGTATTGGACAAACTGCCCGGCGCGCTCGAAATCGCGCAAAAGGTCGAACACAAAATCAAAACGCTGGCCAACGAAGGCAACCACATCAAACAATCCCTGTCGCTGTTTGAAAATTTCGGCTTCGCCTACACCGGCCCCGCCGACGGCCACAACGTCGTCCAACTGGTCGAAACGCTGAACGAACTGCGCCGCAAACCCGGCCCCAAGCTGCTGCACGTCATCACCAAAAAAGGGCAGGGCTACAAACTGGCGGAAAACGACCCCGTCAAATACCACGCCATCGGCAAAGCCCCCGCCCAAAGCGACAGGCCGTCTGAAACCCCCGCTCCGACCCGTCCCACCTACACCCAAATCTTCGGCCAATGGCTGTGCGACCAGGCCGAAGCCGACCACAGGCTGGCCGCCATCACCCCCGCCCTGCGCGACGGCAGCGGGGTGGTGGGCTTCGAACACCGCGC